CTATCGCAATGTTCAAAAGAACACCCTCATTGGTCCACGGTTATTCCCGCTGACTCGCGCTTTCAAACTCTCGATATATTGCGCCAACTTCCCCGCGTTGGCCGCCGTGAACTCGACCCGCTCCCCGTTCTGGTCGATCACGACCCTGACCTTGTTCCCAGTCATCAGGTTGTGGTATTCCGCTTGAGCGTCTTTCAATCGATCAGAATCGGTCACGCCAGATCACTCGCCAGTTTCTTGAGTCGTTCATGTCGATCATCCTCTTGCTTCTGAGGCTTGATCGACACTTCCCCTGCATCATCACCGAGAACTAAGGGGTTCTCATCCCAAACTCTCGCCCACCGAGGGGTATCACCATCCCAGTTGAACTTGTCAACCTTCATGTGAATACACCCCGCATAGGCGTATATCATCAAGTCGGTACTCTCATTCCGAAGTTTCTTCGGGTTTTCCCACCGACCATTGTCAGGGCTTTTGATTTCAGCACAAAGCTCCTGGTAAAAACTCAAGTCCAACCACTCAGGGAACTCGATATATCCACCACCGGGTTCCATTCTACCAAGGGCCTGATTAAGCCAGTCCTTTAGCATGTCGGTCTGAATGAACAATACCGGAATCTCACCCCTTGCTCCTGCTTTTCGATCCTTCCGTTCCGAGTCAGGATACGCTTTTTTCACGCGGGGAGCGTTTCGGTCACCAGTACCTTTCACCAACAGAAACCGATTACCGTAGCCCAATCCCTTCAACTTGCGGTAATAGTCATAACTGTTGGTGGTAACACCAGCCCGACCACCACTGTCACATAATACGAGGCGGATAGCCATCTGTCTAGGACTCTCTTCATCAGTGGGGTATGTCCTATCAAGCACTTTTTCAGTCAACAAATCCCAGTCTTCTTTGTACGAACCAGGGTTCACTGGAAAACGCTCCTTGTCGTCATCCAGGCGTTCCGATTTCCGAATCTCGAACCGATCAATCACCACAAAATCGAAACTTTTCGGTGCCGGGACAATCCCATGCACTTGCACCACAAACCGGTTCCGTTGAACATCCACCGAAGCAATCAGGAATCTCACCTTCTGGGGTACAACCCTGTCACCAAGGTTCTTCCCGCGTTCCATGAGGTCTTCAGCAGACCGGACATCGGAGACATGCGGAGGAAGGTACGGAACCCCCTGGTCGGTGTTGATGGTGGTCTTCAGAGGCCGGTCGTTCCCGTTTGAAACAAACTCTTCCATTGCAAGAAGGTAGTTGATCACCAGGGTCTTCCATTGAGCGAAAGCCGCCGCTGGCCCCTTCAACCAAAAGGATGCAATATCTGACCGGCGGGCCTTACCCACCACCTTGCCCCCTTTCTCGATAGATTGACCATCAGGTAACCAGATACCCCTGGTATCGAGGTCAAGCCTCATTGCCTGAGTGATGATCGCACCGCGAGACTCGAAACAGTGGGGGCACGCCATATAGACCCCCTCTGCAGACTCCATTGGGTCAGCACTCTCAGGCCACCGAAGAAGTTTGAAGTGCGGCTCAAACCACTCCCTACAGTGGGGGCACTCCCAGTACCGGAGCCTCCGATCCCCCCGGTTGTAGATACCGAGGATGCCCGCCGTTGGTGGGGCCTCATGTGGTGAAGCAGAACGCCAGCCAGGGTTGAGTACATCAAAGGAGGGGGAGGACTCCACATAGGTCATCCCAAGCCTCTTGTACGTTGTTGTACGCCGTCTGGCGAGGTCAAACGGGGAACCCTCACCACCGATGTCCTGAGTCATACGGTCATAGTCTGAGAGAGATACCCGCCTGACGGTCTTCCCCGATAGGGTATTGACCGAGGGCCAGGTCATCATCAGGAATGTTCCCGACTTGAATCGCTTTTCGTGAATGTTATCAGCGGTACGACGCTGGATCATGCGCTCGCGCACTAGGGGGGAATGCCGAATCATACGGTCGGCCTTCATCATCGAAAAATTCTTGGCTTCCTCTTTCGACTTTTCGATGATCATGAAGTCTGATGGGTCACAGACCACGTTGTACGCCAACCAGGCCAGGTTGACCGAAGTCTTCGCCGCCTGTGCCGGTGCGACGAAACACACCGATGAATAATCCCGGCTTTCCAAGGTGTTCATGACCTCAGTCAAATACGGCACATCAGCCGCACGGAAAGGGCCGTGATAGGTCGGTGGGTTGTAGATCGTATAGTATTTGGCCGCCGCTTCAGCCACCGTGATCCGTTCAGGGGGAAGCAACACACTCGACAAGTCATTGATCAATTCTTGCAGAGTTTCATGCCTACCGACATCGTTTGATGGCTTGACAGAGAAGTGAGCCATCAGGCAAGACCCACCGATTTCAAGAAATCATCATCAGTTGGTGGGGGATCACCACCATCGGGGTAATCATGATCCCCTTCAGTCGGTACGTTCAATGATGTGAGCTTGTCGTGCATACCCTGTAGCAAGGCATCACCAAATGCTTTCGTCTTCTCGATCTGTGACACTGGGAGACCTGATTCATGTTCCATCGAATCCAGAAAAACGACAATCGACTCTCGAAGGTGTTTGAAGATACCAGCCAAGGTATCAATCAACTTCTCGGTTCTCCAAAGGTCACCGGCTTGTTCCATGAACTTCTGACGCTTCAGTTGTGCATCCCAGTAGTCTTTTTCGGTGGAAGCGTTTTTCCGCTGGATTCTGGTAGCCAGTTTGGTCGAATCACCAGGGGCCAGCAAAGGCGCAACACTCTGTACGACATGGGGGGCAACCTCCGACAACAGGTAGATGGGATTACCACCACGTTTACCTGACGGTTGTATCCCGGCATCACGAATCATATCGGCCAGGGCTTCACGCTCAACATCCAGCAACAAGGTAATCTGTCGGATGCTCATACCTTTCAACAGTTCGTCAAATTCACTCATCAATACGACCTCTGTAATTGCCACCAAAATAGCCCGCCAGAGGGTCAAAAGTCAACTGATGGTTGTCTCCTGAACCAAGAAGTGAGCCTGATCAAAAAATATACTATTTGTCCCATATTCCCATTGTCCCTACTCAAGCCCTTATACCCGGCTCAATACTACGCACACCAGCCGTAGAAAACACCACCGGGGGGAGCGCAATACTACTACATGAAAATTATTATTATATTATATATATTTAATAGGGACATAGGGACAATATAGATAAAAAGATAATAAAATCAATAAGTTAAAGTTGTCCGATTTTTGTCACCATAAGGTTTTTGGCCCCATTCGGAAGGGGAACACCCTGGTGATTTGGACGTTTTAACTTGAAAACTGAGTGGCGATAAAGATTATTTAGTTGGATTTAACTTGAATCCTGAGTGGCGGGGAAGATTATTTAGTTAAATTTAACTTAAAACCTGAGTGGCGAAAGATTATTTAGTTGGATTTAACTTAAAAATGAGTGGCGACGAAGATTATTTAGTTGGATTTAACTTAAAAATGAGTGGCGACGAAGATTATTTAGTTGGATTTAACTTAAAAATGAGTGGCGAAAGATTATTTAGTTGGATTTAACTTAAAAATGAGTGGCGACAGGGGCCGAACTGACGCTGTGATATTCCCGCCAGTTATAATTAAAGATCATTTATAATGTTTGGTTATAAAAAGTCACTTTTTATCCCTTGTCCTTGTTCCCAAACAGGACGGTTCAGGCAAAAAAAAGCCACTTTTCAGTGGCTATTTGTACAGTGGTGCTTTGGATCAGTTCGGGTCAAAGTCAGCCAGTTTTTGAGAATCAATCTTAATACCGATCCATGCCTTGCTTCTTCCAAACTCACTAAGGGTACGACCTTCCTTCAGTCCTGGTATCTCATCCTTGAGTCTTCTGGAGAACCGTTTGATATCGATTGGCCTGTTACCGGCCTCATGGGAAAACTGTAAGTAGTGATCATACAGGACCGATTTTTCAACCCGGTCGTTCTCATTCTTGGTCTGGATAACAAAGTTTTCGGTGAAGTAATTTAGGCTCCTTTGAACTATGTGAATTTCATCACGTTTGGTCTGACTTCGTTTCGGTTCAATGAAGTGACCCCTCATACCCAGAACAACCATATGGTGCAACACTAGGTTGAAAATGCCTGGTAGTTCAGCAATCAGCTTGTCTACCAGATTGACATCCTCTGACCCGACAAACGACTTTGTAAAGTGGATAATGAGATACCTTCTCATCAATGCACCATACTCATCATTGAACCGGGGGGGTTCGTTTGCGGCCATGACAATCCTGGCCGGAATCGTCACGGTGTACTGGTCCTTACCCTTTGGATTGATAGTCACTGGGTCGCCGGAAGTGATATTCAAGAGAGTCTGTTTGACCTTGTTGATCTTGGTGGAATCCACCTGGTGTGCGTCAGGAATGATGATCAGCTTGGCATGTTCACACGCTGTCAGACCGTGTTCACCGGTCAAGTCGTGAAAACTGAGTCCTACAGTGTTTTCATGACCAAGTAAAGCCTGGAAGACCTTGATGAAGGTTGACTTGCCTGAACCGGTGACACCGACCGCGTACAATGCTTTCTGGAACTTGAGTTCCCCTGGTATCAGGCATAAACCCATGAACTCCAGTAGACCACTGATCGATTGCTTGTCATCCTGGGTCACATCCTTCAGGAACTTCACGAACGTAGGGCATGTGGCATTGGGGTCATAGTCGAAAGGGAGTACCCCTATCGCATGATGCCGCTTGTCGTGGGGAAGCAAGGTAAGGTCAAGGGTTCCTGTTTCCCAACCCCTCAAACTGATGGCACCATTCTGTAGGTTGATGATGTGTCTGCTTGGTGTGAAGTGTTCCTTGACCGCCAGCCGCCTTAGAGTGGTCAGGGTATTGTTGATAGCCGACACTGGAAACCCACGACCCCACATAGCCCTGTGAACCATACCCTCCACTGCTTCGGTGGTTATGGGCCGCCAGCACTTCCCGGTGTACCCCAGGTAGCCACCGTTGATCCGCACCAGGGGCATCACATGGTTCTGTATCAGCAACGCATTACGCTCATGGTTTGCCTTCTCAAAAGGGATATTCTGCTTCGGCTTCCAATCCTCTTCCTCTTCTTCGTCGGCATCGTCGAACGCCGCCTGGTCCTGCTTGACTTTCTTGATGACCACACCGACCGAGTATTTCCACAACCATTCCCTAGCACTACGCACGTTGCCGCTGCGTCGGTCGAGTGCTGCAGAGGCCAGTACATACCGCTCATCGGTCAGAATGGTCATGATCGTTTCAGGGTTCACCCCGGCGACCACCAACTCATGACAGACATGATAGATCGCGTTCGACCGGTCACCACCATAGTGATCCAGACCGGTGCCATGCTCGATCAGTTCCTTGGTGGCCACCGACACCGGTAGATTTTCCAGTGGTGTGATGACTGCTGCATCGTTCCACTGCAGGTCATCGGCCCTGACCTCCTTGGTACTCTCCTTACCCCAACACGATTCATAGACTGTGCGGATTTCCTCTACCCGATGTTCGACCTCACTGAATCCACCAAACACCTTTCCGGTGATGGTGAAGAATCGCCCGGTGTCGTAACACTCGATGCCCCTCTGGTGATCGACCCGACCCTTGCCTGGCAGCTTCCCTACCCCGATGATGTGTAACCCGGTTCCCGACACCGAAACCTCGGTGTAGGTTTTCAGGGTATTGAGAATCGTTTCGGCAAATGGAGTGATTTGCCCGTCCACCAGGGACTTGTCGAGGTCGATGGCGAAAAGCCCGTCATCAGCATCGAACACATACCCGACCCCGCTGTAGCCCTGCAGTACGTATGTCTCGAATGCCTGGTCCAGTGTCACCCAGTCATCCGGCCTGTCTATCCCGCCTTTGATCCCTGTCTTCGCTGAGTAGGGAACCTTGTCTATCTTTTTGGTGCCATCGTCCTTCACCCTTTCCACCGCTTTCCAGACAATCCACCGTGTCTTTTGAGCGAGAAAGGTCGGAACCCCGTTGTACCAGGGTTGAATCAGTCTGGTCATGACAACCTCGGTGGGTGATCAGAAACTCTTCTGGATTCTTTTTTGTCTTTCGGTTCGGAGTTTGATTCTCCCGGTCGTCTTCGGTGACAGGTCTTCTTTCTTCCACAACCCACCCGTCGCACTCTCGATCATGGCCGCTGTCCAAAGGCTTGTTCCACCAGCGTTCAGGCACCGGTAGAGATACTGAGGACTGACCCCTAGGAGATAGGAAACGGCTGTCATGTTCTGTTCCCCCTCCGGTTGACTTTTGATAAGAAAATCAACGGCTTCCCTCAGTTTGCTTTGTCGCTTGTTGCGTTTCGTGTCCACGTTACCCCCTTTGATAAACCTGTTTAGGTGACGATCACAATACCACAAGTGGATTTTTTTACAACAAGTAGTTGACTTTGGTAGGTTGTCACCGTAGAGTAGTCAACACCAAACAACGAACGAGGGTTTCTTTCCGATGAGTCTCGAACAAGCAATGGTCACACTGACCGAATCCATCAACCAACTGATCACCAGCCTGGGTGCCAAGCCCCCGGTGGCCGCTGTCGTGGGCGCTACGGTTACCAACGATCTACCGGCCCTGACCGCCGACACCGCCGAAGGTCAAGGCAAGGCTGGCAAGAAAACGTATATC